CCCCAATTTGTGGAGCCCATCACCCCCGCCGTTTTGGTTCAAGGTTGATGGGTTTTTTGTTGCCTGAAATCCGCCACTTCAGTATTCACAACGTCGCTTTCCGCCTGCCTTCCCACCCTTTCCCCAATTAGGTGTTACGCTTAACTGTCAGCTGAATTTCCCCGAGCCCAAGGAGTCCGAATGCTCGCGTTGTACAACACATTGATCGTGCTTTTAACCGTTGCTGCCATGGAGTTAATCGCCGCCCTGGCCCACAAGTACATCATGCACGGCTGGGGATGGGGATGGCATGAATCGCATCACGAGCCGCGCACGGGTTGGTTTGAGGTTAACGACCTCTACGCCGTGGTGTTTGCCGTGCTGGCCATTGTGCTGATTGCGCTGGGGACCTGGGGCATATGGCCGCTGCAGTGGATTGGGGCCGGGATGACGGCTTACGGCGCGCTCTACTTTATAGTGCATGACGGGCTGGTGCATCAGCGCTGGCCGTTTCGCTATATTCCGCGCAAGGGCTATCTCAAGCGTCTTTATCTGGCGCACCGGCTTCACCACGCGGTACGGGGCAAGGAGGAGTGCGTCTCCTTCGGATTTCTGTATGCGCCGCCGATAGACAAACTGCAGGCCACCTTACGCCAGCGCAAGGCGCGTCGCGCGACTAGCGAGGGCGCTGCCAGAGCCCGGCCGGACGCGTCGTCGGCGTCGCAAAACGAGAAGTAAGCGCCAGCCCGGCGCCTTTCA